CATATACAGAAGTATATTGAATGAAGATGACAGAGGTACAGTAATTATTCTTTTTGGTAGAATGAACCCGCCAACCAAAGGACATGAAAACATGGTTGAATATGCTGCTTCACTAGCCAAAAAAACAAAAGGGGAATTGCGTATCTACACTTCTCATTCGCAAGATAAAAAGAAAAATCCCTTATCTTATACAGACAAGATAAAAATACTGAAGAAAGCGTTTCCAAAATATAAGGGGAATATCATTGATTCTAATAGTAAGACAGTGTTTAGGATTATTGAAGACGAATTACAAGCATATTCTAAAATTATTTTTATTGTGGGCGGTGATAGACAAGAAGAATTTGCAACAAAAATGAAAAGGTATCCTAACGTTGAGGTTGTGTCTTCAGGTGATAGAGTTGCCGGTGTTTCTGCTACTAATATGCGAAATGCTGTAAAAGCAGGCGATTTCAATACTTTCGTTTCAGGATGTCCGGCAGCAATCTCTAAAGATAAGGAATATGCTAAAAAAGTGTTTGAGTTAGTTGCGGCTGGTTTGACTTGAAAAAAACTACTTGTCTTTTTCATTAGAATATAGTAAAGTGTATGGATATATGTATAGGTATGTGTAAAATACAATAAATTTTTAGGAGGCTTTTTATGACTGATTTATTCTCTGAAATAATGGCAGGCGTGAATAATGAGTATGCAGGAATTGCCGAGGATGGTATTATTGCTGGCGATGTAGATTCATATTTTGATACTGGTTCGTATGTTTTGAATGCTCTTGTATCAGGTTCAATTTATAAAGGGTTTCCTTCTAATAAAATTATCGCATTGGCGGGTGCATCTTCAGTAGGAAAATCTTTTTTTTGTTTAACTACAATTAAGTATTTCCTGAAAAACAATATAAATGGAATTGCTTTCATTTTTGAATCAGAATCTGCTTTAACGAAACAGATTTTGGTTGACTTTGATATTGATGTGAAAAGAGTAATGATATTGCCTGTAGAAACTATTCAACAATTCAGGAATCAAGCAATCACAATAGCAAATAATATTCTAAAACAATCAAAAGAAGAACGCAGACCAGTACTTTTTGTTTTAGACTCTCTTGGTATGTTGTCAACCAGTAAAGAAATTTCTGATATTGAAGCAGGAGCAGATACAAGAGATATGACTAGGGCGCAAATGATAAGGGCGGCATTTCGCGTTCTTACATTAAAATTAGGAAAAGCCGGTATTCCTCTGTTAATAACCAACCATACCTACACTTCTACTGCATCTTTCATTCCTACTGAAGAAATGGGTGGTGGAGGTGGTATTCGTTTTGCATCTTCTATCATTATAACAATCACAAAAAAGAAAGAACGTGAAGGAACAGAACACGTTGGAAATATAGTACATTGTAAAATGACAAAGGGACGTTTAACGAAAGAAGGCTCAACTGTAGATACATTAATTCGTTTTGATACTGGGCTTGATAGATGGTATGGTATGTTGACTATGGCATTAGATTGTGGTATATTTAAGAAAGCTGGAAACCGTATTGAATTACCTAATGGTGAAAAAGTGTTCGCTAAAATGATAAATTCAAATCCAACACAGTATTTCACTAAAGAAGTAATGGATAGTATTGATGAATACTGTAAGAAAAAATTTTCTTATGGTTCTAATTGTGAATACATTTTAACTACAGAATCAGAGGGAGATATTGAAAATGGATGAAATCAATTTTAATTTATTATCTACTATTCCTAATATAATTTCTTGTGATATAAATGAGGATGATGAAATAGAATGCACTATTAAAAATGGTTTATTTGCTGGCATCCGGTATAATCTATTATTGAATCAAGAGAACAGTAGCAGTGAAAAAATTTGCTATGAAATTGAAATTCAAAATAAAGAAGAATTGTATCGGTATGCAGAAAAGATGATTGAGTATATTGCTACAAAAGATATGTTAGAACGTTTGAAAACACGCATACAACAAGGCTAAAAATTATGAATATGCAAGATGTAGTATTAAATGGATTGTTATATAATAGAGAGTATATAACTAAAGTACTTTCATTCATTGATGTAGCGTATTTTGAATTTGAATCAAACAAAATTATTTTCAACGTTATCAAGGATTACTTCAATAAATATGAAAACTTAATTCCACTTGATGCTCTACTTCTTACGATAACAGAAAAACCGGGAATAACACAGAATCAACTTGACGTTATCGTAAAGAAATGTGAAGAAGGAGATTTAAGTAAAGATAATGAGTATGATGTAAACTGGTTAATTGATGAAACAGAAAATTGGTGTAAGCAAAGGGCAATCTACAATGCTTTAACCAAGTGTATTTCAATATGGAAGGGTGATTTATCAAAAAAAGAACCTATTACTGCAATCCCGGATATATTGCAAGAGGCATTAAGTATTTCGTTTGATACAGCTATTGGGTTGGATTATGGAGATAATGAAGAATTGTTTCAGCGATATAATAACACGTCAAAAAAATTTCCTTTTGATATAGAATTGTTTAATACTACTACAAATGGAGGTATTGAACCGAAAACACTGAACATTGTACAAGCATCCTCTGGTGTTGGAAAATCTGCTTTCTTGTGTCATTATGCCGCTTCACAAATACAAGCAAGAAGAAATGTGTTATATATTACATTAGAAATGGCAGAAGAAAAGGTTGCTCAAAGAATTGATGCAAACCTAATGCAAATCCCATTTAAGGAATTGAATCACATTCAAAAGACAAAAGACCTATATATTAAAAGGAGAGAGAAATTATTCAAAACTGGAATAGGTAAACTAATTATAAAAGAGTATCCTCCAGCATCTGTAGGTTCAAAAGAATTTCAACGATTGCTGAATGAGATATATAATAAGAAAGGTATAAAATTTGATATTGTTATTGTTGACTATCTTGGAATTGTAAAATCTGATAGAATTTCTCTTTCATCCGGTACATATTCTTATATGAAGGCTATTTCTGAAGAATTGCGGGCATTGGCAGTGAAAAATGAATTGGCTATCTTTTCAGCAGTCCAAACAAATAGAGATGGTGTAGATGCTTCTTCATTATCATTGAAGAACATTTCTGATTCGTTAGGTATTGTTATGACGGCTGATTACATTTTTGGCTTGATTTCACTTGAAGAACACGCCGCACAAGATAAAGCACTAATAATTCAGCTTAAAAACAGATACTCATCAATTTATTCAGATAGAAAATTCTATGTTGGTTATGATAGATCAATGCAACGATTTTTTGATTCTTCAGACCAACCAGATGACATTTCAGTAGGAGCTTCTTCAGATATTCCTATTTTTGACAAGACAAATATAGGTGAAAGAATCACTGAAGAAAATTCTTTTTCACAAATTAAATGGTAAAAACAGTAAAACGGTAAAAAGGAGTTATGGTTAATAAGTTTATTTTTATAACTGTGAGTTGTTGTATTTTGCTTTCTATTATTTTATACGAAATTTCATTAGCAAACACGTCTAACAGATACAAATCATTCCATTCATCATTACAATCACATATTAGAAATGTTTCTTCATTAAATGTTTCTGATACAGAAATTCAACGGATTATTGCAGCAACGAAAAAAACAAAATATCCTGAAATGATTTTTGCTATTATACAACAGGAAAGTACGTTTAATCCACGTGCAAAATCATATATGGGAGCAAAAGGTTTAGGGCAGATTACTTCAGTTCATTATAAAGATTTAATGAAGAAGGGAATCATTAAAAGTAAAAACGATATATGGATTATTGAAAACAATATTAAAGCAATAGAACACGTTTACGGCTCATACTTAAAACAATCAAATGGTAATGTTTCACGGGCTTTAAGTAGATATTATGGGGCGACATCAAGTAAATATGTTAAATCTGTAATGAGTAAATACAATTATTATAATAAATTGAAAAAGATGGAGTGATTAACTCATATTAAAATAATAAAAATGTAAAAATTATACAATAACTCAAATCATTATTGAGTTAAAAAAGCAGGCTCAAATCCTGCTTTTTTTGTTGCCTTTTTTCCCCTGATAAGGTAAGATAAGGGCAAATTCATGATGTTCCACTTTAATTTATTCCTTTGTGAGGTTATTAGTATGGGTAGAGGAAGAAAGCCGCAAACCGCCATTGATTTGACCGCTATTTTCGCCGCTAGCGGCAAAGACAAACCGGCATCTGATTCATCTGATTCTATTTCGCCTTCAGAAAGACCAGAAAAGCCTGAAAAAGAATATAAAAGCAAATTTACGTCTTCAAAAGACCCGGCTTTGTTGGATAAATATGAGGATGATGAAAGCGGTATTCTTCATTCTCAAAATGCTATCAGAACGGATGGCTTTGCATCTTCAAGAGAACGGGTTTATGTTGTTCAGGACTATAAGAATAGTTTTGTAATAGGAATCACAAAATCATGGGATACGGCATGGGACATCTTGAAGATGCGTTTATTTAATGACCACGGAGAGTTTACCGACAAAGATGCCGCGTTTGCTAGGATGCAAGAAAAAGGTTATGTTCTTTTGAAAAGTAGCGTTGGAAACCTTCATTGCATTATTAAACAAATGAAAATAGAAGAATAATAAAGAGGAAACTATGTATAAAATCAAAAAAGAGTTTACTGTAGAAACTGGGCACATTCTTAATAAATCCTATATGCCTGAATGTCAACGGTTTCATGGACATTCAGCAAAGATTGTTGTAAGCATCATGTCTCCACGTTTGAATCAGGATGGCATGGTGATAGATTTTAAGTTGTTAAAGGAATTATTTCAGCCAATTTATGATAAATTAGACCACCATTTTCTTATATCTGAAGAATCATTAAGGGAGTACTTTCCTTTGTACACTCCAGATGATAATGCAGGCTTGACTATTGTGCCATTTAATCCTACTGCTGAAAATATCGCGAAATGGATTTATGATTCCCTAAAGGAATCAATGAAGGTACGCTTTGGCGATGACGATTTCATTGTTTTGGAATCATTACAGTATTGGGAAACAGATGGATGTTGTGCTGAATATAATCCTAGACCTTGGTAAGTTTAACCCTTGGTAAATTCAGAGGATAATACTATGAAAATAGCAGAAACGTTTATGTCTTATCAGGGCGAAGGTTCCTTAATAGGTAGAAGAACGTTTTTTGTTCGTTTATCAGGATGCAATTTGAAATGCCATTGGTGCGATACAAAATACGCACAAGATGAAACTAATAGCAAAGAGATGACAGCGGATGAATTGTATAGTATTTTGTTGTCATATAAAATAAATGAAATAGATTACTTTGATATTTGTATTACAGGTGGAGAACCGCTATTACAGCAAACAGATAAAGAATTGATAAAATTTCTTGATCAATGTTCACTGATTCATCCTATTACGATTGAAACTAATGGCACACTGGTTCCTACTCATGAAATGTGTCAATATGCGAATACATTTATGGTATCTCCTAAATTATCACTAGGAATGATTGCTTATGATTATTTTAAATTGGAAGCAATAGAATCAATGGCATCATTTTTTAATGATATGGTGTATTACAAATTTGTAATTGATTGGCATGATGAAGAGGTATTTGATTCATATATAGAAGAAATTAAAAATTTTGTGTTAGAAAATGATGTACAGTATTCTAATATATACCTAATGCCTATGGGACAAACCAAAGAAGAAATACAGGTAGGAACAGAAAAATTGATTAAGCGAATGACTGAACAAAACTTACCATATAATATAACAACTAGGCAACATATCCTTTTTTCATACAAATAATAGAGGTAAACATGAAAGCAATAATGCAAAGAAATTTAAGTAACATTGTGTTGGCAGAAGACCAAAAAGAAGGAATGAAACAAAAACTTGAAGATGTATTTGTATCTATGCTTCACGTTATGGGATTTAATCCAGAAAATCCTCATCTTAAGGATACGCCTAAACGTATGGCAAAGATGTATATTGATGAAATATTTGCAGGATGTTACACTAATCCTCCCGTATTGACCAAGTTTCCAGTAGAGAAACCAATTTCAAATATGATTTTTATTGGAAACATTGATGTGTTTTCAGTGTGTTCGCATCACTTCAAATCGTTTACCGGCAAAGCACACATCGCATATATTCCTAAAGATAACATTATTGGTATTTCTAAATTTGCCAGAGTTGTAGATTGGTTTGCACGAAGACCTCAAGTACAAGAAACTTTAACGGATGACATTGCTGATTTTTTATATGATTACATTCAACCTATAGGATTAGGAATTTCTATTTGTGCCGTTCATGATTGTATGAGAGTGCGTGGGGTTCAACAGTGTAATTCAAAAATGATTACTACTTCTTTAAGAGGCGACTTCTTAACAAATAAAACAATGGTTGAAGAATTTTACGCCAACATTAAAAGAGTTGAATAAGGGTGAGTAAATGTTACATAATCAATGTATTTACTTTCCTGTTATGTGTGCTTATGTTTATACCTATTCTGCTAGGTATGTAAACGATTATGATAGAATGAAGAGTGACAGTTTAGGCTTTTATAAGCACAACATGGATTTTTGGAATCTATTGAACGATAACGTTTACTTTCATTATCCCTATTTACTAGCTTCAGCTTTCTATTGTTGCTCGTATGATATGGATAAGAAATACAATGTTAGCAGGGAAAAGGGAACAATGTTTTTTGGAGATTCTGGCGGATTTCAACTCGCGATGGAAAAGGAATTGAATGCAAGATGGAACCGTGAAAGTCACTTGAAATGGGCGGAAAAATATGCTACAATCACCGCCCTGTTAGATATGCCTGCATACTCCCCCGCCCCTTTTGACGATTGTGTTCAATTTACCGTAGAATCTGCAAAATACATTGCAGAAAATAGAGATACAGAAAACAAAGATTTGAGTGTATTGAATATACTATCTGGAAAAAAACCGGAAGCCATTGATAGATGGTTTTCTTCCGGGATTTCTAACTATGAATTTGAGGGATGGGGGCATGGTGGTACAGGTAATTCTATCGCGTCTGCTATTTATGGAATTGCCTATCTTATGTACAAAGGAATATATTCACCGTCTATGAGAAAGCCCATGTACCATCATATTTTTGGGCGGGGTTCTACACAATTTTTCATTTATGCTTCGCTAATTCAACGAATACTGAATGAAATGGATATACCTGTTATCATTTCATTTGATTCCAGTACAGCCGCATCTCTAATGGGGCAAAATGAATATATTGTAGATATAAATTTTAATAATATAAAAACACTAGCATTTAGAAGAAAGGATATTGCTACAAATGAACGTGTGAAAATGTTTGGAAAGTATGGGTTTTCTTGTGATTGTCCGGTATGTTCTTCTATCCAAGATATTTCATTGATTGCAGATGATAAATTGTACACTGTTTTTTACATTTTTAACTGGTTACACAACGTTTACCAACAAATACGATATAAAAACATGGTGGATACTTGTATAAGGTTTGCTTCAAATGATAGCTTAAAAATGACATTTGGGGCAACTGTATTCAATACCTACATGAAAATTAAAGAGATATTTCAAAAGCCTAGTTTATTGATAGAAGATAGACAGATGGCATTATTCAATGAAATAGATGATATGAATGGAATTACAATGAAAAAACACAATAGAACCATAGATTTACAAGAGTTTCTTTAACCTATAAATAATTCAAAAGTCAAAAACCCTATGAAAACATAGGGTTTTTTCATGTAAGTGAATAGGAGAGAAAACAATGATAACGGATTTGCAAGCAAACACGTTATATAGTATTGAAGCAATTTTGAATGATAATGATTTTGGAATGTCAAATAATATAATAAATATCTATGAAATTTTGGAGTATGTGAATAGATGTATTGTACTTTGTGGAATGGAAAACATATTTGTTGTGAACCATGAGGAGGATACTGATTCTAATGTTATTCCGGGATTGGTTAGTATAATAGGAGATTTTGATGAAGAAACATATAAGTGTCATTTAACAATAAAATCATTAGATATTGATATGCCGTATGGTTATTTTTGGAATGACATACAATGGAAGAATATCAGAGGTTCTATTTTTGATACTATTGCTCATGAATTGATTCATCTTTATACAGCATTAAATCGTTCAGGTTTCACAAAGAGAACATTGTTAAATGGTAAAGAAATATCGTCATTTGCGAAGTTTACAATAAAAAATAGTAGTTATTATGAAACTGCTTTATACCTAGCTCAACCTGAAGAAATTGAAGCGTTTGCGTTCAATATAGCTTGCCAATTATTCCGTAGATTTAATGATGTTGACACTTGCATTTCTTATATGAAGTCATCTCTAAAATATCAGAGGATTGAAAACTTGAATGAATATACATTTTACTTTAATGCTGATTCGTATGTTTTGAAAAGGTTGTATAAACGAATAATTTTACATTTAGAAAATAAATATATGTATAACTATGATACGAATAAGAAATGAAAATGATTTCCTAATGATAGCTAGGCAATTCTATCACAATAATGAAGGAAATACCGAGCAACAATTTCAACAAGATTTACGGTTAATTGCCAACTTGAAGCTAATGATTGAGAGGTATATTAAAGAAGACCAAAAATTTAATGCACGATTGATGCTGAATATCTACATTACATTGAGGAATATATTTGGAATTGCAACTGATATACTATTGCGATATAAGTTACCTGACAATTTGCATCCTTATTTTAATACTATTTCATTTATTATATCAGGAAAAATGTTTGATTCTTCTGTATTTGATGATAGTTTATTAAAATTATTACAGGACACAATAAAATGAAAAAATATATTATAGAAGATGGCGAATGTGCAAATCCAACAAATACTGTAAATCAAGTAGCAATAAAAGACCAACCATTAAAAAATATAATACGACGTAAATACAAAGAAAAAGAAGAGGAAAAAATGGATAGATATAATGACGTCTATGAAGATGATTACTATGAAGATGACTACTATGAAAATGATGAATATAATGATTCTTATGAGGATGAATACAATTATGATACTGGCGAATGTTATGATATTGATGATGTAAATGAGGATGACGCCACAATTACTTGTTTAGATGGAGAAATTATTTATTTAGATGAAGATGATATTGATGCTTTGTTTGAAGGAAAGCATTATGAAAAAGTTGTTAGAAATGGAAAAATGCAAAAGGTATTGAGAACAGATAATCCTAATCAAATGATAAAAAATGGGAAAGTAGTGCAGAAGACGGCAGCAGACAAGGCAAGGTTAAAGAAAGCTAGTAAAAAACGTCAACGTACAATGAAAGGACGTTCAAAAACTGCAATGATAAAGCAGCAATTACGCTCACGGGCAAAACGAATGATGATGAATATCCCATGATGAATTTCATA